ACAGGCTTCACAAAGAGTAAAGGAGAGTTTATATGAGCTCTACAGACCAAAAGCCTAATAACGTAGTTGTACTATCACCAAAAATGCATGATACTAGTGGTACAAAACATGATCAACATAAAATAAGAATGGAATTGTTAAGTCCAATAGCTTTAGAAAAAATTGCTCAAGTCTTAACATTTGGAGCTCAAAAATATGCAGACCATAATTGGCGTAAAGGAATTAAGTGGAGTAGAGTTTTAGGTGCTGCATTAAGACATTTATTTGCTTGGGCACGTGGAGAAGATAAAGATCCAGAAACTGGATTATCGCACTTAGCTCATGCAGGATGCTGCATAATGTTTTTATTAGAATATGAGTTGACTCATAAAAATCTTGATGATAGATTTGTTGTAAGTAGTAATTTTAATGAATTAAAAGGAGATAAATAAATGGCATATCAAGAACTAGGAAACGTAACTCCAGTAGTTTTAGGTGGAGTAAATAAAGAAACTAGACAAAAGAACCCTACAGAACTCGAAGGATATTATGTAGGTAAAGAGCAGCGCCCAAACAAGTTTAATCCAAAACAACCTCAAAATTTTTATATTTTTCAGACGTCTAATGGACTTGAAGGGGTTTATGGTAAAGCCGGAATTGATAAAGTTATGAAGGGCGCGGTGCTAGGTCGCATGACAAAGCTTATTGCTACTGGAGAAGAGCTTGATACTGGAAAAGGATTTCCAATGAAACTTTTTAAAGCTTTTCAAGATGCAGAAGACACGATTGATGTCAGTGCTGTTACGATTCCTACAGCAATTAATGAAGAGGAAGAGTCTATTACTGACGAAGAAGATGAAGCAGAGCTTGTAGAGTTTCCACCTGCAGTAACTACAGCTCGTCCTACGCATACGTTAGCAAAAGCACCTACTAAATCTACTAAGTTAACTGTTGATGAGTTGTTAAGTCGTCGTAACCGTTAGTTAAAGGAGCCCACATGATATACCGATGTATATTAGCTGAGTGGGCAAAGAAACAAAGCCCTCATCTAACTAAAGTTCTTGAGGGTGAATTTACAGAGACAGACTTGGTCAAATTTAATGATCAAGGATACAATATTTATTATCTACCTAACTACCCTAGTATTTACGATAATACCAAGTCTGTCTCTGGCAAAGATATAGATACGTTTAGTTGGATCTTTGTCGATTACGACCTCAAACAAAATATATACTCAGAAGATAGTTTTATAGATTTAGTCCTAAAAGATGAGCTCCATCCTACGTCTGTAGTAAAAAGTGGACATGGTATTCATGTTTATTGGAAAGTGAATAACCTAGATTGTAAAAGTTATTTACGATTTCAAAAAAGATTGATACGTAAGTTTAGAACTGATGAATCAGTATGCACTATTTATCAATTAATGAGATTACCAGGCTTCAAAAATACAAAGCAACAAGAATCAATGCCAGTTTGTGAAGTTATTTATAGTTCAGATAAAGTCTATGATGCTGAACAAATAGACAAGGCTTTACCTAACCTAACATCAGAAGATGAGCAATATTGCATAGATCATTACAATAAAGTATTTAATTTACAAGAATCGATATTAATTGATGAAACTTTACCTATTAAATTTTCTAAATTAGTCAAAGAAAATAGAGAAGTTAAGACGATTTGGTCTGGAGGAATTGAAGACCGTAGTAAGGGAGATTACCGTCTAGCACACATCATGTATGCTCAAGGATTTACTAAAGAAGAAGCTTATTCAGTCATAATTAATAGCGCTAAAGCTTTGAGTCGAGATCATAATAACAGAGTATCCTATACAACTAATTTAGTTGATAAAGTGTGGTCTTTTGAAGATAAAACAGTTAAAACTCTTTCAACATCAGTAAAAGACATCCTATCTCGCGGTGAGACGGTCGTAAATGGCACTAGGTTCGCTTGTAATAACTTGATTGACGATACACATGTAGGCTTCAGATTAGGCCACGTAATAGGCCTTGTAGCCGGTTCTGGCGTGGGTAAGACTTCTATGGCTATCAACATGTTTAAATGGTTTACTGAAAGAAACCCCGACTATGTTCATTTCTTTGTAAGTCTTGAGCAAACAGACAATGAAATAGCTCAACGTTGGAAGACTATATGCAAAGAAGATGACCGACTACATGACAAAGTACATGTGTTAAGTAACTACGACGAGGACGGTAACTTTAGGCATCTTTCTTTAGAAGACATAAAAAACTATATTTTAAGTTTCCAAAAAACTTATAATAAAAAAGTTGGCACTTGTGTAATAGACCATATAGGAGTTCTTTGCAAACCTAATAAGAATGGCCAAAATCAAGCAGTAGCAGATATATGTCATCAGATGAAGAGCTTTGCAATCGAAACTAATACTCTTGTTGTAATGCAAAGCCAGGCACCTAGAGAAAAAGCTGGGATTGGGGATCTGGAGTTAAACAAAGACGCCGCTTACGGCACTGTATTTTTTGAGTCTTATGTGGATTGGTTACTAACAATCTGGCAACCACTTAAACGTTGCTATAATGAAGGTGCACCTACAATAATGGCTTTCAAATACTGTAAGATTAGACACAAAAAACAGCATTTAGACAACATAAAAGAAGATATATGCTATAATTTATATTTTGATCCGGCAACTGAAGAACTTCGAGAGCTTACAGAAAATGAAGAAAAATCTTTTACATTTTTTAATACAAAATGTGTAAATAAGCGTAAGCAAGATAGGAAAACGGAGGTGTTGCCTTATGTATCAAGAAGAACACAATCAAGAAAATCTGTTAATCCTGAGCTCAAGCGATGAATTACAAAAACTTAAAGAGTATTTAAGCGATAAAGAATACGTTGCATTTGATACAGAAACTACTGGTTTAGGTAAAGATGCTATAGTAATTGGTTTTAGTATCTGTGCAGATTTAGACACTGCTTTTTACGTAATTCTGAAATCTTGGGATAAAGTTCAAGGCAAACTAATTAACACAGAAGCTGATTCAGCTGATTTAGTTTATTTTTTTAAGTTTTTACAGTCTAAATCTTTAATTATGCACAATGCAGTTTTTGACTGTGCTCGAGTAGAAGATAATTATAAAGTCAAATTAATTGATTCGGTTCATACAGACACAATGATCTTAGGGCATATATTAGACGAAAATCGGCTAAATGGCTTAAAAGAATTAGGAGAATCAATATTTGGTGACAATGCTCGCAAAGAGCAGTATGAGATGAAAGCCAGTATTACAACTAATGGCGGCAAAATAACTAAAAAAGACTACGAACTGTATAAGGCAGATGCAAATCTTATAGCGAAATATGGTGCTAAGGACGCATTATTAACTCTTAAGCTCTTCTATCATTTTGTACCCCAACTGTTTGAACAAAAACTAGATAAGTTTTTTTATGAAGATGAGTCGATGCCTTTACTTCGTGGTCCAACCTACGAAATGAATGCTGTCGGACTTAAATTAGATCTAGATAAGCTACAAAAACTTAAAGGTGAATTAGAAGTAGAAATGCATGAACAACGTGCGTTTATTTATTCAGAAATACATTTTTATATAAAAGATTTATATCCTGGCACAAATAAAAAGAATACTTTTAATATAAATTCGAGCAAACAACTTGCATGGCTTCTTTTTTCGGCTTTAAAACAAGATTTTTATACCTTAACTGAAGAAGGGCGAGAACTCTGCAATTCGTTAGAGATAAAAGTACCTTACTCTCCTGCGGATAGAAGAGCCTTCATAAAAGCATGTATTGAAAATAAAGATAAAATTTATCAAGAATCTAAATTTAATTATAAGACTAAAAAGATGTCTAGGCCAAAAAAGATAGGAGTTCCTTGGAATTATATAGCTTCAGGTAAGAAAACGCTTGCTAAACTTGCTCCTAAATTTAAGTGGGTACAGACGCTTTTGGCATACAAAAAGAACGACAAATTACTTAAAACTTATGTAATAGGAATACAAGAAAGACATCGTTTTGGAGTTATTCATCCTTCTTTTTTTCAAAACGGTACTACGAGTGGCCGATATTCAAGTAAAAATCCTAATTTTCAAAACTTACCTCGAGACGACAAACGTATAAAATCATGTGTCGTTTCAAGGTCTGGTAAAGTGTTTGTTGGTGCAGATTATAGTCAATTAGAACCTAGAGTCTTTGCATCAGTATCTCAAGATAAAAAACTTATTGAGTGTTTTGAAAAAGGTCAAGATTTTTATAGTGTAGTCGGCGTATCAATTTTTGATAAAAATGGTTATTCTTTATACAAAGATGACGAAGACTCGTTTGCAAAAAAATTTCCTGAATTAAGAGGCTTATCAAAAACATTTTCTCTTGCCACGCCGTATGGTACCTCTGCTTTTAGACAATCTCAGGAACTGGAAAAACCTAGAGAAGAGTGTCAATTAATTATAGATAAGTATTTTGCCAAACATCCGGA